GGCCCTGACGGAAAACCGATTCGGCGCTACTATTCCGCGCCCGATCGGGTGGTGGCGCCGACCACGCGTGACGCTGCCGGGAAGCGAGTGTTCGTGACGTTCTTCTATTGGAGCAGCGATCCGATCAAAGACATTCTCGCCAACCTGCGCAACACAGGCTCGCCGGTGTGGGAGTTTCCCCAGGATGCCCCGCCGGAGTACGTGCGACACCTCAACTCCGAGCGCAAGCGGGCAACGGTCGACAAGCGCACCAAGAAAACGCGGCTGCGTTGGACTGCAACTGGGCGACCAAACCACCTTTGGGACGCTGAGGCCATGAACGTGTTGACGGCTCAAATTCTGGGAATCCTGCCGGACATGATTTCAGCCGCGCCCGAGGTTGACGAACCGGCGCCCGCGGAGTAGCGTGGCGACTCAACCATCAACGAGTACGATGGTGCGATGAGTGGATTACAGACCCCGGCTCGGGAGTGGGATGTCCGGGGTTTCCCTTGTCCCGCGGGGGGTAGGTAGATGGCTCCCGATCAAAAGCTCCTCCTGCAAGTTTTCCTGACTCGGGACGTCGCCGAGTTGCGCGCCATCGTGGCCCAGAAGTTTGACCTCGTCAGCTCGGGCAAAAGCTCACTGGTTTCCAGCTCCATTGACGGGGCGGCGTTTCAGTTCAACGTGGGGGGCACTCTTTCGCCGCTCGACGTGATGATGCTGGCTCAAATGGCTCTCAATTACAAAGCCGCGGGCATCAACGCACCGCTGCGGCGCACGCAGGCCTATTTCGTATGAGTTTTCTCGACCGACTGAAAAAACTGGCGGGCTTTGGGACGCCGAAACCGCAGGCCGCCTGGGACGCGTACCGCCGCCAGCGACTCGTAGAGGGCGGTGTCTGGGGCGAACCTTGGTGGAGAAATCACACACAGAGCATCAGCCGCGAACTGACAGTGGGCGAATGGCGCACGGTGAACAGTGCCGCGCGCAAGCTGTACTGGAACAACGGGCTTGTGAACGCCGCGATTGACCAGAAATCCATGCTCTCGGTCGGCATGGCGATGCGACCAATTTTCGTTGGCGCGGACAAAGAATGGGGCAAAAAGGCCGAGGCAGTGCTCCTCGACTGGTTTCAGATTGCGTACATTGACGGCAAAAGCTGGTGGGAAGGGCTGCGGCTCGAGTCAACCGCCATCGACCGCGAAGGCGATCTGCTGACGATCCTGACCACGGCGCAGACTGGCTACCCGCAGTTGCAACAAGTGCCGTGGCACCAGATCGGATCCCGAGGGGATGACGGTATTTTGACCGAGGGACGTTACCGCGGGCTTCGGATTTACAACGGCGTCATCCTTTCCAAGACCAACCGCGCCGTGGCCTACCGTGTGTTGGGCGAAAACCAAGACGGCAGCGAGGACAGGGACATCCCGGTGCAATCCTGCATGCTGACAATGGATCCGCGCGAAGTGGATCAGGTCCGCGGCATTTCGGCATTTGCTCCCGCAATTCGGGACCTCATTTCACTCAAGGATCTCGGCGACGACATTCAATCCGCCTCCCGTATGGCTGCCAAAATCGGGCTGCTGGTGACGAACCAACAAGGCATGGCGGACCCGTCTGACGCGTACCAAGCGATCAGCGACACCACTATCCCGCAATGTCCCCCTGGGCTGCGCATCACGCCGATGGCTGGCGGGAGAATTGAGTACCTGACGGCGGGCGCCGGTGAAAGCATCAACCAGATCGACGCCAAAATCCCGACCGAGGCGCAGGACCGGCTACAGGAACGCCTGATCCGCAACGCACTGCTGGCCGCTCAATGGCCGCCGGAGTTTGGCTGGGACATGTCCCGCTTGGGCGGGGCTTCCGCCCGCATCGTGCTCGAGCAGGTCAACCGCATTACCTCCGAGCGGCACGCCTATTTGGCGGCATTCTGCAAACGCCGGTGCGCCTACGCCGTGGCAAAGTTTGTGGAGCTTGGCATTCTCCCGCAGTACACCGGCGAGGACCGCGACCGCGGCGGCGCGTACCAGTTCCGGTTCACGGAGCCCGCGCGGCTGACCGCTGACAGTGGGTACGCCAGCCGCGACGCCATCGAGGCCTACCGCGCCGGGATGCGCAGCATGACCGACATTCTGGCGTCTGGATCCAAAACCCTCGAGGAACACCTCGACGAAGTAGAGCGCGAGGAATTGGAAATCAAGAAGCGCGTGGAGCGCTCAGGGCTTACGCGCGACGTGTTTGGCCTGCTCACACCGAACGGCACCCCTGCCACATCCGTACCGACTGAATGAAATTTCAACGCATCATCGAGCAAGTTTTCTACCGCCCCTGGCTCATTACCCCTGGGGGCTACGCTGCCGTCCGGCAACTGGTGGAAGGGCGAATTGTCCGCGCGAACGGCGACGACTACGAAATGCCGATGGGGATGAAGTCCCAACGCGAACCGATGGAGATTGACGGGCAGGGGATTGCTCACATCTGCATTGAGGGAACGCTGGCGAAAGGCATTTCTCCCATCGAAGCCTGCTGCGGCGCGTGGGATTACGAGTGGGTGACTGAGGACCTTGAGGACGCCATCGAGGCCAACGTGCGCGGCATTCTGCTGGAGATCAACAGTCCGGGTGGCAACTGCACCGGCTGCTCGGAAGTGGTCGACCTCATTCAGTCACTGCAAGTGCCGATCGTGGCATACTCTGATGACACCGCGTGTTCCGCAGCGTACAACATCGCCGTGTCCTGCGACAAAATCTTTGGATCCATCGGCTCAACGTGGGGCAGTATCGGGACCATCATTCCCTGGTTGGATCAGTCTGCCGCATACGAAGAGCAAGGTCTGAAGTGGGACCCGATTACGTCTGGCCCGCTGAAAGGCGCCGGGATGGGACCTTCACTAACACCAGCGCAGCGCGCCAGCTTGCAACAACTCGTGGACGATAGCTTCGCGCAGTTCCGCGACAACGTGCTCCGCAACCGGCGCGTGGCAGACGAGTTCATGACCGGCGCGGCTTATTTGGCCCCGCGCGCAAAGGCCGCAAATTTGATTGACGGAATAGGTGCGGAGGACCTTGCATACCAAGCGCTCCTTGGTATGGTGTGACCGTTCATTTGTTCATTGGGTTCATCGGCCCGCTCTGGTTTTTAGGAACTGGAGCGGGCTTTTCCTTGTCCGCAGTTGCAGGGGTGTATGGAGTCTCCTGCAACCCTCACCGATGCGCTGGCCGCGCTATCTGCCGCGCAGGCGGATTTGGCCGCGCTTAACGCACTCACCGCGGAACACTCCGCGATGGTTGCTCAATTTGACGCGCTCAAAACCAAGGCCGCGGACCTCTCTGCTGCACTGGACGTTGCGCAGGCTGAAAAGCTCGAGCTCGCTAAAGCGCTCGACGCCGTCAAAGCCGCCGAAGCTGACGCCGCGGCAAAGGCCAACGCCATCGTGGCAAATCTGGGCGTCGCTCCCGTGGCAATCCAGCCCGAACAAGTTTCCGCGCCAAAATCCAAAGACGAACTTTGGGCGCACTATCTGACTCTCGGTCTCGTGGAAAGGAATGCTTTCTACGCCGCGAACAAGAAAGCAATGCAGCTCTAACCCTTACACACTAAAAAATTATGGCCCTCAATGGCGTTTTCCTTGCACAGCTGAGCCAGCTCAGCCTCCCTTACCTCACCAACGCTTTTGCCCCGCTCCGGGGCATCACGACGGACTTTTCCACGGACGTTGCGTCCGCTGGCAGTTCTGTCACCACGCGTTTTGCGACGGTCCCGTCCGTGGTCAACATCGCGAGCACTGGTTACGTGCCTGTCGCCGGTGACACGACTGCAAAAACCATCACGCTCGACCAGCATCGCGGCGTGACGCTCGGTTTCACCGACATCGAAGTGTTGCAATCCTCGATCAATTTCGAGCGCCTTTTCTTGGCGCCGATGCTCCAGGCTCTGGGCGCCGACATGTTCGGGCAGCTCTGGAATCTGGTCACCAGCAGCAACTTCACCAACTCGATCACCTCGACCGCGGCAAACTTCGACCGCTCCGATTTGATTGACCTCGGTGTGTTGCTGACCGGCACTCTCAAGGCCCCCAAAATTGGCCGCAGCTTCATTTGCAACCCTGACTTCTACGGCGCGTTGCTGAAGACGTTGAACAGCGCTGAAATCCCTGGGATCACGCCTGACAAAGCCGACGGCATTGTGCCCAGGGTGTCTGGGATGGACGTTTATCAGTCCGACCTCTGCGACAACAACTCGCAGAACTTGGGCGCCTTTGCTTGCCACAGTTCCGCGCTGATTATGGCCGCCCGCCGCGTCAACCCTGAAGCCGCGTTGCAGGACTCGATCCAGATCGCCGAAGTGGTTGTGCCCGACCTCGGGCTGCCGA